TACGGTGGGGCCTTGCCCAAGCAGCGCCCCCGTCGTGGCGGGCGGAACCGGCCCCGGTGAACGGAACGCCGCGCCAATGACCACCGACCCGGCACCGGCCAGGCTTCCGGTAGTGTCGTGGGGAACAAAGCGTTTTGCCGCACCAGAGATTGTTGATCCAGCCCCGGTCAGCGTCCCCGTCGTTGGGTGCGGCGTGTTGTGGCGGGCGGTGCCGGACAGGGCCGCGCCCGCGCCTGTCAGGGTTCCGGTGGTCGCATAGGCGCGGAATCGGCTCGAGGCTCCAGAAACCGTTGCCCCAGCCCCGGTCAACGCTCCGGTGGTCGTGTGCGGAACAGCAACGGGTGAGCGGTTAGCCGACCCAACAATGACCGATCCCGCCCCCGTCAAAGTGCCGGTTGTCGGGTGTGCGCGGAACCTGTTGGAAACGCCAACAACGACCGATCCCGGCCCAGTAAGCGCCCCAGAGGTCGTGTGAGGGATTGCAGCGGGGGAATGGTTAGCTGACCCTGCAATCGTTGAACCGGGGCCGACCAGAGCGCCCGTGGTGGCGTGAGCGCGAAACCTAGTTGACGCCCCGACAACTACCGAACCGGGGCCGGTCAGAGCGCCCGTCGTGATGTGGGCTACAAACCTGTTTGCCGCCCCAACGATAACCGAACCGGAGCCAATTAGCGCCCCGGTAGTTGCGTGGGTTACTCCGCCCCCGCCCCTTGGTACTGTCGGGTCGGACAGTACAATATCATTCGGGTTTGTTTCCCCTGTGTAGAGGAAAATATCCGGCATGACTACACCGCGACTACGGTATCAGTCGTTGTTCCGGCTACGTCCGGGGAACCCGGCAAGTACGCCCTACAGAAAAAATACCCCGCGTTGCTGCCAACGGTAAACGAATAGTTCCCGCTGGCATCGCTGTAAGTGGTTGCAATGTACGCCTGTGTGGCATCTGCGTTAAACAAATCCACTCGGCAATTGGGCAACGCAACGCCGGAACTGTTTTTTGTGATCCCCACCGGGGCCACGGTGTTGATTGTAAAATTGCCTTGATATCGAGGCCGGATAAATTCCGGTACGTTTTTGCTCCAATCGCCGGGAGTGCTACCCAAACTTTCCGGATGACGGTAAAGAGTCTGCACAGCCCCGCGGCCGGTCATCATAACCCTTGGGTTTCGTCCTCTGACGAATTGAATGCCCATTACTGAGAACTTGTTCCAACAATCAGCATATCTGTGCCGGAAGTCAACAAGCCCCCGTTTTCGCCTACGTTAAGGTTTACACGGCTAATCAAACTGGTCGTTGTCCAAATACCAGCCCCGGTAGTTACGCTTGGCGCGGTTGCTGCAGTTTCGCTTACGTCAGACGATTGGTAGCTAATGCCGTGCGCCTGTCCACTGATGTTGCGGACATCAAAAACAATCAACGAACGAGGCCCGGCAATTGATACGGCACTGACAACAATTCCAGCAGCGGATGTGGCTACGGCAGTTTTTGTCGTAAAAGTACCCGCCGGGGCCAGCGTTGTTACCGTGTAGGAATAGGCGGTCGTACCCGTATCCCCGTTAAATTGCAGTCGAGCGAAACCAGAAACCGTATACCCCGCAACGCGAACATAGATACGCAAAAACGGATCTGTGGGAATTGACGCGGAAGGCAAATCCGCCGCGTTTGCGGCAAGCGATGTGTAGCTGGTAGCGGCTGTTCCGCCCCACGCTGCCATTGCGGTGTTAATCCACCGCCGCGCACGTTTCTTTGATTCGTCCCATTGTTCGTCTAGTGGGATATGCCAAGGAATGACCCGTGAAGTCATGCTGCCGCGCCCATGTTCATGTCAATCAGCGCGAACTGGTGGCAAGTAATCGAGTTTGATGCGTTTGAAACCGACCAAGTGCCAAACAGGTCAACGACGAACGCCGCCGTGCTATCAAAACCTGTCCCGACCACCGGGGCCGTGTTGTAGGGCAGCACATGGCTTGTCGCGCCGCCCGCAGTAGGCAACGGAGCGCCGATTACCGCCTCCGAAGTCCACAGCCCTTGCCCGATCACGTTTGCCGTAGTGGTTGCGCCAACGGCGCGGACGGTAATGTCCACATCCAGCACCCACCCGACGTTCGTTTTGGCGACAATGTTTAGCGTCATTGCGCCACCGTTGAACACAACCACCGAGCCAAACCGCACATCCAGCGTCAGCGTTCCCGGCGTAGTAACCACCGTGCTGATCCGGCCCGAAGCGCGCAGCTTGAACAGCTTACCCGCCGAGGTAAAGTAGTTTGCCGGCAGGGTTGGTTTTGCAATCGGGGGGAGCAGAGAAGTCGCAACCGTGCTGGTCGCAAGCGCAGTTCCGTCAATCGGTGAGTTGTTGAGGGTTTGGAGCCAAGATACGCCGGGCATTTTTCTTTCTCCTTAAGCCGACAACGCGGCGTAGGTCAGGGATGAGCAGGACACGGTATCCCCCGGCGCGACGGTCAGGCCGTTGGTCATGTTGATGTCGGATGCCGAGGCCGCGACCGCGCAATGGATCACGATCACCGCGCCCGTTGCCTGGAGCGTTGCAAACGCAACCGGCGAAGCGTTGCCTGTGGCGTTTGTATCGCTTGAGATTGCGGCTGCCGTTGCCGTGCCGCCCGAAGACGCACCAAACGGCGTGGCGCTCAACCCAAGCGTTGCAACCGCCGTTCCGGGGGACGCAACCGAACTGGGCGAGATCCTGAACACCAGACTGCCGGATGCGCCAAGCAGCGTGGTGACCGCATCAGTCGCCGCGTTCTTTGCTGCTGTCGAGTGTGTGACCGCCATCTTGAATCTCCTTTAACTGCTCGTCCGTGACTTGACCGACCAATTCAAATTGCTCAACCTTGCCGGTTTCTTTTCGCTTGATTTCAATGGTAAAGCGAAGTTCGCCCGTTGGCCCAACCAAGTTCATGCCAGAAAACGCAATTTGTACAGCGTGGTCAAGTACAACTCCACGATGTTGTCGATCAGTTGCTGAAGCGATGTGTCGGTTTTTTCGCACACATCATACCGAGCCGCCTCAATTTCTTTTAGCTGGTCTTCCAGAAACTCAATGATGTTGCCCGTCTTCTTGGCAGACATCAAGGTGATCGGGCCGATCAGTCCGTGGCGACCTTGATAGGCTTCCGCAAACGCGTCGGCGTGGTCGATAATGCTGTCGTAGAACGTGTTCAACGCCATGTGCTTGGAAAAACTACGGGTGTTCAAGTGGACGCTATGCGCCACATCCCGCGCCAAAAACAACGCACCTACAAAATCGGCGGCTTTCATTGGGGCATTCCTTGCGGTGGCATTTGGCCCATTTCAGGCGGCATTTGTTCCATACCTTGCTGCGGCATCCCTTGCATCATGTCTTGCGGCATTGTGTCTTGGTCGCGCCCAGGCATCTCGTTAATCAGATCGCCAGAAGTGATCATGCCGTGGACGGTGCCCAAAACAATGTCTTGGATTTGTTCAGGCGACATGCCAGCCTGCACCGCCGAGATCCGCTTGGTTTCCGCGTCGTAGGCTTTGACCTCGCTGTCAAACTGCTTGATTTTCAGATCTTGGGCTTCCATTGACTGCCCAACATTCTTGAGCATTTGGTGCATCTGCTCCATCTCCTGCCCCATTGCCTGCATCTGCTGGTTGGCCGCTTGCAGCGCCGGGTCGTCCTCGTTGGACAACAGTTTGGGGTCAATGGTCTTGGCAAACCGCGCCGCCATTTCCTGCGCGCCCGGCCAATCCATGTGCTTGATGAACAGGTCGCCAGCCACCGCCCACAGTTGCGGGTTGCCTTGCAAAAGTTGGCTCATCGCGTCCAGCGACTCCTGCCGCTTGGTCATGTAGCTTGGGCCGGTCGAAACCGCAACATCGTACTTGCCAACGTTTGGGTTGTAGATTTTCTTGATGACAATGCCAGCTTCGTTCTGGATTTTCTTGACCGGCATAGGCTGCGTCGGGTCGATCATGGCTTGGTCTGTCTCACCATCTATGCCAATGATGCGGGCAATGCGCTGCGTGTCGTAGATTTTCGGAATCAGATCGACCAATTGCCGCGTGGCGTACCGGATCGCCCGCGCCAGGTTGTCCACATAGTGGTAGGTGCCGGTGTCGGCTTGCTTCTCACGGGCCAGAATTGCCCGTCCCGACCGCTCGTTGCTGGTAGCCCCGAGGCTCGAGTCATACTGCCCGGTCGAACTTTTGATGTCGTCTGCCGCGCCCGTTTTGGCTTGCAACAGGCCGCTTGAGGCCATTGGTGGCTGCGATCTCGCTGGAAGCGGCAGCGGCCCGCCTTGGCCATCGGTCACATCGGGGTTGACCTCGAGGTAGGGCCAGTTGTTGATGTTGGCCGTCTTCCATTGCTGCTCGTAACCCTCAAACTGACCGCCATAACCAATAAACGGTGCTTTGGGTGCCAGCGCCAGCATCTCGGCCTCTTGGCTAACCCAGTAGTTGTACATGCGTTGCGCGTCTTTGGCGTTTCGCACCAGACCGCTGACGTACATCCGCCCGTCTATCTCAAATTCGTTGCCAATCACGCGGATTACCGGGATGTATTTACCCGCCCAATCGCGCTCTTCCAACACCTCAAACCCGTTGGTTTTGCACCATTTGACCGTGCGAACGTCCACATCGCGGGTCTTTATGGGCCGCAAACCCATCATTTCGGCCTGTTTTGCCTCCGGCGAACCAGCCATTGCGGTGATTCCGCCGTGGTATTGGTTCAGCTTCTTGGCTTCGTGCTTGATGTAGAAGTACTCGGCAATCCGCACCGTGTCTTGATTGATCCACGCGTTCAGTTGCCCATCGCCTACGCCGTAAGCAAGGCTGGACAGGGGCGAGGCATCGGGAAACTCGCGTTCGTACTCTTCTTTGGTCAGTTCTTGGTTGATGAAGCACCATTCCGCATCCGATCCGCACGGGTCTTGAATCGTCGGATCCATGTAGACGGAAAACGAGTCCCGAATGCGCCCAATCCGCAGATCCTGCTCAAAACTGCTGTCGTCGCAGTATTCAGTCAGGATGCGGAAGTACCCTTCGCCAAACGTCACCTGGTGGTCGCACGCCGTGTCGTAGGCAACATCGGCATCCGAGATATATTCGATGTGCCGCACGAGACCGTTGAAGATCTCGGCTACTTCGATGTCGGCTTTGTCGTCAGCGGGGATGACTTTGCCGCTAGGCCGGTTCTGGCGCTGGTCGTTGGTGACTTGCAGCACATGCTGCGGCAGCTTGTTGATCGTCAGGCAAGGCCGAGCGTTGATCGTCTGGCCCTGCACCGAGCCACGGGTCGCCAGTACGTCGGCAGGCCACTGCCATTGGTTGTCGGGTGAGGCCGCACGAAAGCGCAGGTCGTCCAGTTCGTCCTCACGCGAGTCCGAGTAGGCCGAGATCGCCATTGTAAGGCGCGTCCGCATGGTCGCCAGCATCTCGCCGTTGCCACGGTCGGACTTCGTGCCGCCGCTTGCAACCGCGCCTGCTTCGTTGATGCCGGTGTCTTGATAGGCCACTATTTAACGCCCATAAATTGACGCAATTTGCCAACATATTCTAGCTGGTCGGGCGTGGCTTGCAGCGCCGATGGATCGCCAGATAATAGTCGTGCTGCTATCGTTTGCCGCTGGTCTTCTAGGCTTTTGCTGTAGTTCGCAAAGGCTTTTGACTGTTCCGGCGACAAGTCATAGCGCGGTGCTTCTATCATCCCTCGCCGCATATGCACTCGCGCCGCCTCGTTCATCATCACCGCTTGCTTCTCTTTTTCAGATAGCTTGCTGTACGGGTTCAGAATGATTCTGTCGTCTTCTGCTGCCATCCCGCCAACATGCGGGTTGTCTTTGAAATAGGTATCTTCGCCGGGGTACACATCGCGGAGGCCCACGCCATAAACGGCTTTGTCAAAATCTGGCACTATTTTTTCTTCATCATCGCGCCGCGTTTAACTGCGGATGCAATGGCAACGGCTTGCTTGACCGGCTTGCCCGCAGCGACCTCGGCCTTGATGTTTTTGCGGAAGGCAGTGGGAGACTTTGACTTGACCAGTGGCATGGTTAGCACTTCCATCAAGGACACGCTTTTTTTCATAGCAAATGAATAATAGCAAAGTTCAACACAACCGCCTCAGACAACGGCGTAGCTGCGGTGATATTTCGCAGGTTAATCGCCGCCGAACCCGCAGCCAAACTAGTAACCCACACGTTGTACGAGGCCACCGTTGCGCCGCTTGCAATCGTCAGCAACAGCGTGTCTTTAGCCGAGATGTATGAATTTGTCAGCGTAAAGCCCACGTTGGTAGCACCGTTCAACGACGCGTTGTTCATCGTGATTTGGCCGCAGGGCGCGTCCAACGTAACGCCCGTTGATTTGCTGCTTGCCTGCGTTACGGCCCCTTGCGCTGCGGCGGTGTAACCCAACGTCACGTTTGCGGCGAGCGTATCCGCACCACTAACGTCTTGGTCAGAATACGCGATACCAATAGATTTGCTGTTAGCCACGTTTAGCTTGCCGTGGTCACAGCAACCCAAGTGGTCGAACCGTCGGAGTTGACATACAGGCGGGTGCTGGCGCTAGAGCCATCCGAGCGCAGGTAGAGCGAACCTTTGGCTGCGGTGATCGTCGGTGCGCCCGAGCCAAGGTAAAGCCCAAACCCTGCCGTAGCGGTTGCCAGCACGGCAGCAGAGCCGCCAGCGGTAATTGCCGTGGCGTTGATTGCAGTCACGGTGCCGGTGCCGGAAACGGTCGTTCCGGTAACCGCGCCGGTGGATGTCACGGACGTAAACGACCCGGCAGCTTTGGTTGTGCCACCAATGACCGAGTTGTCAATCGTCGCGCCCGACAGAATCGGGTCTGAGAACGCTACACCTACTGATACGTTATTTGGCATGTCAAGACCCCATCCATGAGTTAGTTACGGTGCGTGCCTGAGAAAATACCAAAGTTTTCCCCATGCCCCTTGTACCTCTGTTTTGTCAATCCGTCAAACATGTTGCGCGTCAATGCCCCATCCAGCCAGTATTGATGTGCCGATTCTGAGCGTTGACCCGCCGATCCGGTGCCTCAAGCTGCGCCTCTTTCGGCCAGACCAGTTTAAGGTTCGGCTCCTCAATCCGAGCAAGGGAGTCGATCATGTCCTTGTGGGCGCTAACCGGGAACGGCAGGTACTCTTGCTCAATAAAGTCATGCACCAGGTTCCGCGTGTTTTTCTCATAATCCGTCACATAAAAACTCTTGGGAAAGTAAATCCTCCCCTGCTCAAATATCGGGATCAGCCTCGAGATACGGTCATCCTTACCCGTCCTGCCCGCAACTTCCATGATATCGAAGCGATACCCTTCGGCCTCCTGCACCGACTTGATGTGCTGGATATCGGCCATCAACCCGTACTGTTCCCACCGCACCTGTTTGGGTTTCCACTTGCGATGCAGTTCAATCAGCCGTGCCGCTCGTTCAGTCAGGTTCAGGCGATCACGAACCATGTCCAGCACATAATAGTTCTGGTCTTGACCCAGCCCGATCACCCACATTGCGGTGTAGTCGGAGTCCTTGCGCTTGGAGTTTGCCGAGTCCACCAAAATGTAGTTGTTCGTCTTCGTCGGCTTCTTGCTGTAATACCGCAGCCACTCGCGCTGGAACCCCTGCAACGAATCGGCCTTCGGGTTCAGCAATATCTGCGCGGCATAGGTGTACGGCCCCATGTCTTTGCGCTTCTGGTGGTGCGTCAGGTCGTCCCACACAATCGAGTGACCGTCCTCAACGCCGCCAATCCTGCCCGGATACTCCCGCGCCTTCAGCGTCCCGCGATCCGTCAGCGTTTTATAGGCATCGTTGAAGTGCCACCGCGTACCGGCCCCGCGTTTTATCCCCGGCGTAGTCCCAAGGTTATACGAACGTTCCATCTCCACCATGACCTTGGCGATCATTTCGGGAGTCGTCACGGAACCCGCCACCACAACGTCATCGTAGTGCAGCACCTTGAAGTGCTTCGATGTCGGCTGGCCGTCCACCAACCCCCACGCTTCCACCGTTGCCTCATTTGGGTTCGACTTACGCTTAACGATAATCCCGTCATCCTCCGACCACTTCGCAGCCTTACGGATATCTTTGCCGTACAGCACATCGGGGAACGCCGCGTGCAGCGTGAGGTTCTCTTCCAACTCGCGCATGATCTGGCGCAAAAACGCTTTCGCAATGGGCCGCGTGTGGGAGAAAATCCCGATCGTTATCTCGGGGTCTTTCAAAATGCTCTGAATCGACAGCCCGAACGTAATCGTGGAGGACTTCCAGTGTTCGCGTGACCACAGATCCAGATACCCGTTGGGGTTCGCCTCAACCTCGCGGCACCGATCAAACGCAAACGAGTTATCCACAAACCCCGGTCGCCCGACGCACGGCAGCATATCCACGCGATTGCACACCCGCACCATCAGATAATACAAATCGGCGCAGACCAGCATCCGCACGACCTGGTTCAGTTTCCCCTGCTGCCGCCCGATCTCCTCCAACTCATCCCAATACCGAATCGCGCCCTCAACCGGCAGCGCGTGCAGCATTTTCACCTGTTCTGGAGTCAATTCGCTCATATCGGCCCGAGCGTACTAATCTCGTTCAGCACCCGCCGGGGAGGACTATCGGGAGGGATAATCCCGTGCTGCTCACGCGTTCCGCTGGGCGCGGACTCTCGCACTACCTCCCCGGCTTCGCCAACTTCGCTTCCATACTCTCGCTGTGCAACGATTTCCGCTTCAACGGGGTCAACTACCCGAACGACCTCGCCGTCAATAATCTTTTCCGCCGCAACCGGCGCGGCCAACCTCGCCAGCAACGCACCGGCCAGCCCGATCAATCCCGCATCGGCCCCAAACGCCGCCGACTTCTCAATCGCTACCCGGTCGCCATACTGCTCCCGGCTCCACACCTTCGCCTCATCCCGCCGCCACGCACTCCGCAGCTTCGCCACCGCAACATCCTCCGGCCCAGCACGATCCACAATCTCCCCCCCTTCGTGAAACCGAACCTCCGCCCGCGCCTTCAACGCATCCTGGTACCCGCCCCACCGATCATCCGAACCCCGCAACCAGTTCAACACCGCCCCCAACGTCCAAATCCGCGCCTCACACGCCCCCACCAACCCAACCTCCACCACATCGTCAAAAAACGCCTCCAACTCCTCCTCGTTCACCCGAGTAAGCGAGTCCCGCGTCATCCGGCTCCGTATCCCCATAGCCCCGTTATACGCACAAATCCGCATAACAGCAACCGTATCCGTATCCGATCCGCATTCAATCCGCACATACCATCCCCTAACCCGCATCCAGAAAACGCAAGCAGCACGCCTTGCCGCCAATCCTTGGGCATCTTGAGCAAGGGGGCAAATCCTAATTTTTTTGCGCGGCGAAAATTTGCGAAAGGTATAGAGGGGAGTCCCAGACCTGCACACGGTCGGCCAAGGCCCTTGCTCCCCCGGCCCGCCAGAATCAGCCCGGCAAGCCAGCTTGACCACGGCCGACCACGCTTGACCACGTCCGACCGGCGGATTTGCCTGCGATCCGTGCCTGAATCGCACGCGCCCCTATGATGCATGGGAGCCATTAGCCCATTGCGCCAAGCACTTAGCGTTGCGTCCGGCCTCGATCCGGCCTCTTGTTGCTGGCTCGCAACGTTGCCCAGGCAGCTGCGTCTGCCTGCCTACTTGGTCAGGCTTGGTCAAACGTGGTCAAATCAATACTGGGTGGTGATGGGTTGAATTTCCCGTAATAGAGTCTGAGAGGCAGATATAGAGAAAAAAAGACAAAAACGTAGCGCTATCTCGCGTAGCGCGTACCCATCTACACCCAGATTTTTTTTCACATAGATTGACCACGGTTTGACCAAGACTATATGCCGAGATTCCGACACTTTGTCGAGAATTCGACGGATTGTGACGAAATGCCGACAGGTTGCTTTTGGGCGATTTATGCATACACTTAGGATTCAGCCACTTGCGATATGCATAGACTTGGCACGGGTTATGCATATAGATGGGCATCCGGCAGCGTGCCGGCAAACAGACAGGGGCAGCAAAATGAACAAATTGAGCGGTGTTAAATGGGCTGTTTTGATGGCCTGCGGTTTTGTTTTGGCGGTGTTTGGCGGTGTAATAGTGCTTCTTTCTGCGGTGTTTCTGCCTGCAATGGGAGCGCTTTCCGGGTTGTTTATCCCGCTCGGAATGCTGGCAGGGGTCGGGATTATGGGATCGGGGCTTATCACCATGATGCACGCCGAATCGTATTTCTAAAGCCCCAGGGACTGCGTCATGCGTGGCGCATTCTCAGGCGCTTTTCAGCCTGTAACGCAATAGATAGGAGGAATACCATGCAATTGCAGCTTCGCAAGTCCGATCTAAAGGCCGCTCTGATTTGTTCCGCCGTGAAAGATATCCGGTATTACCTGAATGGCGTGCTTGTAGAGTACACGCCCCGCGAGTCCGGCGGGATTCTCACATTCTGCGGCACTGACGGCCATATCTTGTTCGCAGGTACCGCGCCTGCCGAGTTTATGGATGGCGAACACGCGCAGGCTTTTAGCCTGATTATCCCGTCGGACACTGTAAAGGCAGCGTGTAAGGGGAAAATGCCGATCGTAACGCTATCCAGCCTGCCCGACGGCCGGTATAGCCTGGGCGATGCACTGTTTACCGCCATTGACGGCCGGTTTCCGGACTTCCGACGCGTTATACCGGCGAAAGTGTCGGGCGAATTCGCACACTTCGATTTTGATTTGCTGGCGCGTGGCAATGATGCTCTGTGCGAATACTTCAATATGCCGAAAAAGACTTTTTCGCTGCATCCTAGCGGGAATGGGGCCGGAGTTATGTGCGGCAATTCGCGGGATGCCGTCGTCGTCGTAATGCCGATGCGGGAACCTAACGGCGGCACGGGGGAATACACGGGAACCGATATACCGCCCGCGCAGGATAACGTGACGCAATTGCGCGAAGCCGCGTAAGAGTCCCCAATCCAGGCGCTTCACGGAGTGCCTGCGAGTGTGGATTGACCGCACCCGCGTCTAGCAGCGCGGATAACTTACGGAGGATTGACGCAATGAAAGCGATTCAGACACGGTATCTCAGTGCGACAGACACTCGCGGATCACGCATCAAGGCTTTTGCAGATGGCGGGTGCAGTGTCACCATTTCGTACCCGCATGAATTGAGCGGTGCGGCGGTTCACGCAAAAGCCGCAGCTACCCTGTGCGCGAAGATGGGCTGGGAAGGGAACCTGATTTCCGGCCGTTTGGCGAACGGCGACCATGTTTTTTGCTTCCGCGATTCGGAAATGTTCGACGACCGTTTCGAGGTGGGCAAGTGAACCTCTACCGCGCAATCTACGCCACGCGCACCGGCCACAAGCGTTGTATGACATTTGCAGCTTGCGACGCAATCCAGGCGCAGCGGATCGCGTCCGAATGGGTGGCATCGGACGACAAGCTGGCCGAGGTTCGCACGCTTCGGCCTTTGCAGGATCAATTCCGGCTTGAGCCGGTCGGAAGGATGCAATGACATTCCGCAAATTGAAGCCGGAAACGGTGGAGCGGCTCAAGGCCCAGGCAATCCGAGAACGCGCCGAAAGGGAAGCCGATACGCTTAAACGCACAAAAGAACTGGCAGACAGGGATGGCCCGGGTTCACTATGGGCGGAACTGTACGCCGACATGCTGGCACGTCGCAACTTAGAATCACTCACGCACTAGGGGGAAATATGAACGCACAGAAGCACACGCCGGAACCGTGGCAGGTTTTCAGCATCGGCACTACCACGCTAATTTCACAGCAAATTGATTCGGAAGGGCGATTTGCTCATGCCAGCGTACTTTTTCCTACCTTTCATCAGTGCGGATTGGCCGCAGCAAGGGAGGAACAGGAAGCCAACGCCGCCCGCATCGTGGCCTGCGTCAACGCCTGCGAGGGCATCGAAACGGACGCACTCACTGAGGAAGTGCAGCGCGTAGGCGGATTCGCTGCCGTTCTATCCGTGCTTGAAAACGTCAAAACGGAACGCGACGCCCTGCGCGCCGAGGTCGAGCGGCTTGCGGGGCAGGAAAAATACCTTATGCGTGAGCGAGACGAATGGAACGATCAGTGCATCGCGGCGAGACGTGAGCGTGACGCTTGCGCCGATGGCATGCGTGCATTGGCAAATGATTTGATTAAGGCCCGCGCAGCACTAGGTGCCGCAGAATGATCGCGCTGGGCGTGTTCCTATGCTTGGCGCTACTTGTAATTATTTTCGACCTATAGGGGCTAAAAATGGACAATCTGAACGTAGTGAAAGAGGCAATCCGCAACGCTGCAACGCTAGACGATTTGCTGATCGTGCTGAACGAGACAGTCCCGGCGTTATTGAGCGGGGACGAGCGGGAAATTCTGGCGGCGGAGTTTTGCGAGTTACCGGTGTATGGCGGGGACGAGCCGACCAATACGACGGCGGTTTGGTCGTGGGATTCGGGGCGTAAAATAGTAGGCTCATCGTTGCCGTTTTCCATTGTTGCTAGGGGTTCGGAATGACCGATCCCAAACCGAGGATGAAGCGCCTGTGTTTGACCTTGGACGCGTTCACGATTGCCGAAGCCAAGCGCAGGGGCGACGGCAACGTGTCGCTGGGCATTCGGCGTGCGCTCAGTCCTCCCCAGGTTCGCGGCCCTGCGCCCGCACCATTGCCGGGTGCATTGCGTCCCGATAGCGCACCGCTGCCGATTTAGCGGTAAAAGCCTGCGCCCGAAATCGACCGTCATAGACTCTCGGGTTGATTTCGTAGGCGCGGGCGATTGCATTGTTGCGGTCGAACGCTCCCAGAGGGCGCACCCATCCAACCTGTTCGACCCGCGCCCAGAACTCGCGCCGCTGTTGGATGGTCTTGAACCGCCTGTAGTGGCTCCAACGCTGCGTCATCTCGTAAGGCTGCACTGCCTCTACATCACGCGCTAGGCAGTAGTCAGCGAATGCCTTTACGGAGGCATACTCGTCGCCCTGGTCAGCCTGTCCCATGTAAAACGTGACCGCGTGCGGCCAGAGTAGGGATTGCATCCAGGCCCATGCTTGCTGGGCGACTCTCAGGGGTACATAGGCGGCAGGGGATCGCATCCCGAGGGCGGCGGCGCTGATGCACTGGCTGACGAGCATCAATCGCCCAAACAGCCCCTCCCACTTCCCGAGCGCGGCGACTAGGGCAGGGGCGACTCCCGATTGCATGGCGTTCGATATCCACTCTACCTTCTCGTCCATGAACGCGGCGGCTTCCGGCGATAGCTGCACGCTCTGGGTATCGGGCTGCATGGCGGCGAGGTTTTCCATGATGCGGTTCCAATCGCGCACGGCATCGGCATCGGCGGGGCGTTTGGCGATTTGTTTTTTCGGTTTGCTGACGATGATCTGAAACCGCTGAAGCATACCGTCTGCGCCCAGCTTGCCGGAAATTTTGGATAACACCTCCGGCTGAATGCCGCCGAGGATCACACCGCCCCACGAATCAACATGGTACGAGCGGCCCTCCATCGCCCGGTCGATGTAACGCTCCTTCGACTCATAAAACGATAGCCAATCGGGGCGATCCTTATCTGATTTTCCGTTGCCGTAAGCGTCGAATCCGCCGAACCAGCTTGCTAATTCGTCCTTTATGATGGCGATTTTCCCGCGTGGATTCTCTGTTAGCAGTTTGGCGACCACTTCCTTTGTCACATCGTCCGTCCAAAGCCTTTCCCGTGGCGGCTTCGTTGGCGCTGACGGTTCCATCAACCCTGTCGGCGTTTTCGCCTGCTCGACGTACCAGGACTGCATACGCTTTTCATAAATTTTGCTGTCCTTATCGTACTGCTCCCAAAGGGACTCATCCTTCGCCCGCAGCGCAGCCGCAATCTTGTAGAATTTGTGCAGAGCAATATCAAGGGCTGGCCCCTTGCCTGTAGACGGATCACCCACCACCGCGCCCCAGAGGATCGGCTTCTCGCGCCATGTGCGGCCATCCTCGCCCGAATCCTCCTGCATTTGCAGATTGATGCCAACGCGGATCAGCCCAGCGCAGGCGACATAGCAATTGAGCGCGACCTGTGCCGGATCTACGCCTGCGCGATCCGCCTGGTCTAGGACGTAGGGGGCAATCTCAGGCGGCAGGCAGTCAGGCGGAAAATTAGGCAGGGGCGAGGTTCCCCAGAGGTCGGCGGGTTCCGACCATTCGTGCGGCCCAGATTCTGCGAAGGCTTGCTTTTTGAGGTCAGAGGCTATTCTGACGGAGTGCTGGTGCATTTCCAGTGCGTCAGGTATCTCGTCCATCCACTTTGGCGGCTCATCAAGTCCAGCGCCCGCAGGTTCGGTAAGAGCCTCATTCGTCGCGCCGGGGGGAATCGGCTTGACTGGCTTTTGAACCTGCGGGGCCGGAGCGGGGATAGGACTGCCTTTATACTCAGCGAGTCCGCCTTGTTGGTGCCACTGTACCACTTCTTCGCGGGTGGTGAACTGGGAGATGTCATCGGTTGAATACCGCACTAGGCGGCAGCTTGCGCTCACGACCTGCTGGCAAAAGTCCGTCAGCCTTTCCGCATTCGTGCTGACGATGATGCAATCGTCGGTTTCCAAAGCCTCCAATGGCAGGGATCCATTCGCGTAAACAACGAGAGCGCCGGGAAACAGCGTTTCGCCGCGCTTGGCGATCTGCGGCCAATCAACGATAACAACGCGCTCACTCATGGCGCAGCACTTTGTAGCAGGTCTGGCAAATCGCCATGCACTCTAGGAACGGGCGGTGCATTTCACGCGGCAGAGTTGCGATAGCCTGGTTAGCGGCAGCGTCCATGCGGGCGAGGTACAGCATCGCATAGCTTCGATCCAACCCCCGAATTTCCGCTTGTGCATCGGCCAATTCCTTCCCCCAATCGGCATCCATTATGCTTTTATCCCCGTCAGATATGCTTCGACTTCGGCAACGCTCGTCGCAAACATCGCATAACCTGTGCTGGCGAGAACGTGATTGATATAGTTTTCCTGCTCGACCTCGCGCTGATTGCGCGGGTGCGTCCAGCCGGTGCGTTTAACCTCAATGCATAGGCGCTTGCCATTTGATAGCTGGCAGTCAATGTCGGACTTTCTCATACGAACGCCCTGCACCTTGAAAACGGTATTGTAGGCAATGAACCGCTTTTCTCCTGCTGAATTTATCTCCATCGCCGTGCCGCTGTTATGGCGCTCCACAATGGCGACCTTCGGATTCTTTCGCAAAAAGGCAATTATGTCCCGCTGGATCGTGGCCTCATATGTGCCGTCATCAACGCGGGAAGCCATTATGCGCTTCGCCTTCATCACTAGCGACCGCTGTAATTCAGGCGCAGGCTTACCGGCAGATTTAGCAAGAACGCCGAGGATTCGCATATTCCGCGCAATCGTGTCGCGCAAATCCTCGCGCTTAGCTATGCGCCTAGCGGCCATTCTTGCGCCTCGCTATGCCGCTTGCGATCCCCGCATTACGGGCAATCGTCTTTCGCTGAATCTGCGTTAGCTTCTTCCTTCTAGCTATGCCGCCGAGTGAGGCCCAGACCCGCATCTGGGCAAGAACTGCTTTCGGGATTGCTTTTGATTGGCTCATGGGAGCGGAATATCGCATGAATTAACTTGCCTTGCAAGAAAATGCTTGACGGGCGCTTTCTAGGCATGTTCAAATAATCCATGTTCAACGCACGGAGGCAACAGATGAACCTACCGACCGACATGAAAAACTATAAAGGCAGCGACTACGATAGTTTTCAGCTAATGCCCGCAGAGTGCGCCGGTTGGTTGTTGCTGGCCGCAGTCGTGCTGGCTTGCATACTTGAACCACTTTTCCGCGCAGGCTTAATTGCGCTGTGACCACCGTGCCAAAAGCATCAAGGTGGCGCAGAGTACCGGCCCTCTGGCGGACGACCGGCTTAACTCAACCTTTAGGGGGCAACAAATGAACGACCACGTTAATCCTGTATTTAGCAACATCCTCGCGGCAGTCGCGCCGCCCAAGGAACCTGCGGCGCATTATGCTCAAAGCGCGAAGTTGATTGAAGAAGTGGCACAAATCTTGTGCAGTACCGCCACGCAACGCGTGTTGCTGGAAAGCATCTATTCAATGGGCGTGGCCGATGGGTTGATCGAAGCCGCCCACAAAACGCTCGAGAAGGTCCGCTCATGAAACCGCGCACATTGATAGAAGTTCCGCGCTCCGCTCCGCAGGGTCTGGGCAGAACAACCTGGGAGCAGCGCCGCAATATGACCGCTGCCCAACTCATTGAACTCATGGGGCCGTTGCACGTTAACCATGCTGAGTACAAGGCGAGGGCGCGGTCGTTGCTGCCTATACCCAACATTGCCGGGGCGCAGCCGGTGTACGAGTGCAAAGACCCGTCCTTGTGGGCGTTGTGCAAGAATTTCATCCGGTGGTGCGCCCAATGAACTACGCTCAGACAGTAGGTTACGAGCCGACCGGGATTGGCCTGCGCTGGACGGTTGACCGCATTCTGGCAAAGCGCATCCCGCCGAAACGCTACCAGAAAAGTCGGGCGATGTACGAGGCCGGCAAGCCGAAACTCCGCAGCGTTGAAAGTCTGGCGTTGTGGTCAGTAATCGGCATGGCATTCAAGCCGCTGAGCAAGGCCGAGTGGCTAGACGTTGCTGGAATCTACGGGCATAACAAGCGGATACTCGGCGCGTCGGCAATTTCCAATCTCAGGAAAGGGCACTGGGTAACGTGCAAACTTGGGCTATACGCCAAAAGGGAAGCATGATTATCTATTACAAGGAAATGATTCAAGGGTCGGAAGCGTGGCATTCGATCCGCTGCGGCCTGCCGACTGCCAGCGAAATGAAGCTGCTGGTCACGCCCACGTTGAAGGTCGCGGCAAATGAGAAAGAACGGGCGCACATGTGGGAACTGTTGGCCCAGCGCCTGACCAAGCACGTTGAGCCGCGTTACATCTCCGACGACATGCTGCGGGGTCAGGAGGACGAGATCGAGGCGGTCGCGTTGTATGCCAAGACCTACGGGCCAGTGGAGCGGGTTGGCTTTATCACCAACGACCGCTGGGGGTTTACGATCGGATACTCGCCGGACGCGTTGGTTGGCGCTGATGGGCTGGTTGAGTGCAAGTCACGCGGGCAGAAATACCAGATCCAGACCATCGTTGACTACGTTTCCGCAGACAAGATTGATCCGGATTTTATGATCCAAGTGCAAACCGGGCTGATGGTTAGTGAGCGCAAGTGGTGTGATCTGATTTCGTTCTGTGGCGGCTTGCCGATGGCGACCGTGCGCGTGTACCCAGACGAGAAGATCCAGACGGCGATTCTGGAAGCCGTCACGGCGTTTGAGGAACGGTTAGCGATTGCCATGCGTAAGTATGGCGAAGTCGTAAGTTCCAGCAAGCGCCTCATTCCTACGATTCGCCGCATCACCGAGGAGATTTACTAATGGACATGCGCGAGGCAATAGTCCCCAAGTCAGACCAGCTTAACGCGGACGATCTGATTGCAGGGCCGATGACCGTCAAGGTTACCGGAGTGGCGATCAAGGGGGGCCAGGAGCAACCCGTGTCGATCAGCTTTGAGAACGACAACGGGAAGCCCTACAAAGCTTGCAAGAGCATGTGCCGGGTTCTGGTACACGCATGGGGGGCGGATTCTGCTAAGTACGTTGGGCGCTCCATGACTCTGTACTGCGATCCAAAGGTGAAGTGGGCAGGGATGGAAGTGGGCGGGATTCGCATCAGCCACATGAGCCACATTCCCGAAACGCTGACGATGGCATTGACGGCGACCAGAGGCAACAAAAAGCCGTTTACCGTCAAACCGCTGGCCGTTGAGGAAATGCAGGATTGGGAGCCAGCCATTAACGCGGTCGAGACTGCGGACGAACTGGTTGCGCTGTGGAAGTCGATGCCCGCCGATGCCAAGAAGAAGTTTGAGAGCGTCAAGGATGCGCGTAAAGCCGCGTTTACTAAGCCGGTGGGGTCAGTATGACGGATGCCAGACCAACGAAATACTTTGCCCACCCGCCCTACCGCGCCGAGGATCTGGGCGGGGAAATGGGGTGGTGGGGAGTTATGAACCGCAACGGGTTTAACTGCTTGACCTTTGAGAGCAAGCCGGGTGCGGTAGTGACCGACGAGGCCACGGCGAAGCAGATAGCGGAGGCATGGAATGAACCGCCAACAAGCCGCTAAAGCCTGTCCCGAGGCCAGCGCGTTTATCGCAGAAATGCGTGAACAGTTTGGCGAGGTCAAGGTGCTGTATGTGGCGGAAGCGGGCCACACATTTGGAAAGATACCTGCCTGGAAGCAAGATGAAGATAAGCCAGTTGGTTGAAGCGTACATCCAAGCATCGCCCGAGATTTGCGGGAGCCAGCTTGCCGTCCTGAAGCGCATGGCAAAGGAACCCGTCGGTCAATGCCCCCTGCCGCTCACCGCTAAGAACGTAATCGACCACGCCAAACTCCGCAGCCGCACGGTATGCCCCGCCACGGTCAATGCGGATATCGTGTACCTGCGCGGGATGCTGGACTATGCCAAACATGGGCTAGGTGTCGAGAACGTCACCGCGCAGCCAGTAGCCGATGCCATGCCTATTTTGCGCCGCCAGCGTCTTATTGGGGAAAGCGAGACTCGGACACGCATCCCAGCGCCGGATGAAACCAAGCGCATCGTGGCGCGTTTGAAGGGCATCCACGCTGATGTGGCAGCTTTCCAGAACGAGTCTGGGCGGCGCATCGGGGAAACCTGCCGCTTGCAATGGGGCGATCTGGACGAGGGCAAACGCACGATCCTTGTCCGCGACCTGAAGCACCCGCGCAAAAAGTCCGGTTACAACAAGCGTGCTGCTTTGCCAGATCCAGCCTTCGATATCATTATGCGCCAGCCGCGCCTGACGATTATGCAGGATGAACGTATTTTCAAGGTGACTGCCAAGGCATTCCAAGCGGCCTATCGCAAGGCTTGTGCTGCGGAGGGCATCGTTGGGCTGCATCTGCACGATAGTCGTGCTGCCGTGGTAACGCGCCTGCTGGACGCTGGCTATACGGAGCCGCAGGTAATGTTGGTGACGCTGCACGATACGGCCAGGATGGTGCGGTCGCGGTATAACCGGCTTAAGGCCGACGACTTTCCACGGAGGGAAGCATGAGCAGCACAATTCACGGACACGCCTCTGATGGAAGCGAGTCGCCTACCTACCGCTCTTGGCATTCAATGATAAATCGTTGCACAAACAAGAATGC